GAAGAAGATTTAGGCATAGATGTATATTTCTGTGACCCACATTCACCCTGGCAAAAAGGCACATGCGAAAATATGAATGGTTTAATTAGGCAATATTTACCTAAAGGGATTGATTTAAATCAGGCAGATCAGCATTATTTAAATCAAGTTGCCATGTCACTGAATACTCGTCCTAGAAAGGCGTTAGATTGGCTTACACCATTAGAGAAATTTGCTCAGCTTGTTGATTATCATATGGCTTTTGAAACTGTCGCACCTCATGTTTGAATTCGCCCAATAAATATCAGTTATAAAATCTAATTCCATTTCATTAAATGGAGCTATCAAACTTACTAATTTTGAAATTCTGAGATCATAACATTCGGTTAAAAAAACCCGCTCGTTCTTAACACTTTCCTTTAAAAAATTTTTAGCTAAAGGAGATTCATCAAAAATTTTTAATTTTTTAAAAACTTCATGGTTAGATTCAATTCCTCTCCACATGATAGACAATAAATATAATATAAGCTTATTTTGGTCAACACCTTGAATTTCATAGTGATTATCTCTCTTTTTATGTTTTACAGATTTAATTCTATTTCTTAAAATATTTAATGAATAGTCTTCATATTTTTTATTTAGTTTATGTTCACATTCACCACATAACATATATGTTGCCCACTGATCTTGATCTTTGACAACTTTATTATGCTTTTTATCAAATCTTAAAGCATGATTTGCACCTTTTAAGGCCTTTTTAAAAACTGCTCTGCCAATGACATGCGAACGTTTCAATTCTTTTTCTAGATCGCATAGTTTGCAAATTCCTTTTTTCATTTTGCTGCATATCACTCTTGATGTTTCATTTATATTTTATCAATAAAAATAAAGGAATAAAAAATTAAAATATTTAGGATTATTAACAAAAAAAAGCCCCTCCAATAATCGATATTCAGCGAGGCCATTTGCGCCATAATAAGCTCGGTAACTTTTCTATAGATGCGTAAAAGTAATTTTTTAAAAATATCTTTTAAATTTAATTTATTAAGCAAAAAAGAAATATTACCCTATTTTTCAACTTCTTTTAATAAAATATACAAAGCTGCATAGTTATCAATAGCTGCGACAATTTCCTGCTTTTTTTGATCAAATGATATAACAGGTGTTCGGTTTTGATGAACTTTATCAATAATTTCATTTTTCAAATCGATATAAAAAACCGTAGGTTTAGGGAATTCATCGCTATCATTGAATTGCTTGTCATGAAATATAGGATAAAATTTATTTAATTGATCAATTAACAACCTTGTTAATTGAACTTGAATTTCAGACTTTAGATCATTAAAACAATCCGATTGTTTAATTTCGTTGATGAGTGAAAAGAAATATTCTGCTCTACTATCCACTAAATGGCTACTTCCAAAACCACCTGAAGAATGTAAACTTTTCAAAAGTAACATCCGATATGTTGAAACTTTAATTGACTTTAATTGATCTATTGTTACTTGTAATTCCTTTTTTGCTTCTTTTAATTTTACAATATTGCCCCCAATTGATAGCTCTTGAACCTCATCAAAATATGCGATTATTGCGGATACAATTGCTGAAAATATTATCAAAATAACGAAGTGGTTTTGGTCAATGTATTTATCCTTTAAAAGGATAAAGGAAACAAATGAAAATAAAATAAATGTAATTAAAGAAAATATGATTCTCATGCAGATTTTCAGCAAAGAAAATTTTATTATCAACAATTTAAATATAGTTGCAATAACTTTTTCTAGATTTCCACTTAAAGATATTTTATTCATTCTTATAAAATAAAAGCCCATCGTTTGATGAGCTTTTGAATCTCAGTGATTTGCATACAATAAGATCATTGTAATACAAATATGCCACACCCCGTGCGCACACTCAAGCGGTTTTTTCAAAAGTTTCAAACTTAAATTGAGGGTTACGGCTTTTGATATAGGCCATACCACATTTTAAATCCTGTCTAATTTGATTAACTGAAGTATCGTTACTTTGAGCAATATCGCGTAAAGAATTACCCATAACATGATGTGACCAAATTGCTGAAATCCATTCTTGTATAATATGGTCTTCGATTAATTTAATATCAATAATCAATCTATGGATTGCACGCGCTTCATTATCATTTAACTGACAGCATGTACCCTTACGGCGGATACATAAGCGATCTTTTAAATTTTCATCGCTCATATACATAGCTATTAATTTTTCACGTTGTTTTTGAGTGATGCGTTTTGTTGGCATCGTCTTAACAATTTTGACCATTGTTTCGGTATCGCCGTTAAGCCAAGCTCCAAGCTGGCGACACCACTCTTCAAAACTAAATCTAGACCAATCGACCGCTTGTAAAATGTGTTGTTGTACTGGCATATTCATTTTCATCCCACCAATTGCTCAATTTGTTTAATCGCCACGCCTGCTTTAACTTGCTCTGTGCTGAACCGTAAAACTGTAAAACCCATCATTGCTGCGGAGTTGTATTTCTCCATATCCCCTATATAGCCTTTGCCCCTTGTATGACGGCCTCCACTCCAGATCCCGCCTTCCACCTCAATCAAAATCTTTGTACCCGTTATTAAAAAATCTGCTCTCCATTTACGATCAGGATGGAACTTATATTCCTGTTCAAAACCAATCTTGCATGCTCTTAAATGCGTTGCCAGAACCATTTCACCCACACTTGGTTGTCTGGCAACTTGCTTTGCTGAACGCCGCTTTTTATTTTTCTTTATCGGAAATAACTTTCGGTAATCAGCAAGGCTCATTGATGTCATTTAGGCTCACCACCATTGAGCACTTGCTCTAAAGCTTTAAAGGTTCGAATCATTGACATTTGTTGAAATTCATGATTGCCGCGCATGTCCCCTTCAACATACTGCAAAGCATATTGAGTCTCCTTTAATGCCCCATCTAAACGCTTTTGCAATTCCACTACTTTCGCTTGCAGGTGCTGCCATACAAGGTTGTGTTGATAAACATTTTCTCTAATGTACGTATCTTCATAGCGTTCAAATAGATTAGCGGGCGGAACAAAACCATAAGGCTTGTAATATGTATCTAAGTACCACTGCTCAAACTCTTCCATCACACATCCTCCACTTTGCAATTAGCGTAGGTCTCAAAGAAGAACTTTACAGGCTCGGATTTAATTTCAATCAGTCCAAATCGAAGTAAATGACGAGCATGCGTGCTATCGCGTAGTAACTGCACATCACGGTAATGTGTAAGCATTTTTCGCCACCCTTCCAGCGGCATTGACGATTTATTTGTATTACAAGGGATACAAGCAGGATTCATATTTTCTATGGTATCGTTTTGCGGTCTAGTCATTTCACCCGTAATTAACTTCCCGCCACCAACATGTATTAAATCTCGTTTCACCGCTTCGATATGGTCTGCATGCCACTTTTCACCCAGTAATTCCCCGCAGTAGGCACAATGGCCACCAAACTTTTGTTTTAGCTCAGCACGTTGCTGTTTAGTTAACTTCATCGGCTATGCTCCACTTTCATACCGTCAAACTCTTGATCAATTACGGTCATACCGCGCACTACAGCTGCTTGTGAAGGAAGCTTCTTAAAATCAATAGTGTTTACTTCATGGCAGTGTTTGCACATAAACTTATTTTTCTTTTCAAGCTTTGCCTGTATTTCACGGACCTCTGCCAGCATTCTGTTATTACGTTGGGTGACTTGATTCAATTGGTCTAAATATTTGGCAATCCATAAAACTGGATTAAGTTTTGTTTTGCAGTCCATACAAAGGATCTCATTATCTTCCTTTGATATTTGAATACGCCCGTGATCACACTCCACAATCTCATTTCTACGTGTGAACTTGATAACTTGATTTTGTTCATCAACATGAATCACATGCTTATCTTGGAAATGGCTCATACATTCGCCCCTTCAATTAACTTAAGAATATTTCTAGGAATTGGCATACCTTCACGACGGCACATCTCTGCGTATTCGTGCGGATTGTCAAAAGGATCTGGACCTAGCTCTTGTTTGAGTTCTGGCTCTTTTTCCTTAGCCTTAAGCTTTTGTACTGGTGCAGGTTTACGACCATTGATTTTTAAACGTTCCATCAATGATTGGAGATGCTTTTGCGCTTCGTCATTGCTTACTGGGGTGTGTTCAGGTTCTTTATGCTCTAGTTGTAGCGGTGGAGTGTAAAACTCTTGCTGACGGCCTTTTAACTGAGCTTTAGCCACCATCACGTTGTAGGTTCCGAAGAAATTATCTTGAGCTGCTCGCATTTGACCGGCTTCGATCAAGTACATAACTTCGTCTAATGCATACTTTGTAATTTGTGTAATAACCACCGAACGATCAGCAGTAAACTTACATGCTCGAGACCAAGCTTCTTCTGGAGACATCCAACTTTCACCAATACACCAGGTGCGAAACTCTGCAAATGACGGCATAAAACGCCCACCTGCTGTAAGTAATCGAGCAAGTGCGTTGTTAAATTGGTTTTGTTGAACGCCAACCAGTGTTTTAAGTGCGATTTGCTCAACAACTGACAGAGGAATTGCACTTTCGCCTGTTGCTGGAAATTGCTTATTGAACTGAGCAGCGTAAACAGTGCGAAGAGAAGCGATTAATTGACGCACTTCGTTCAAGGTAATCTCATGCATGACCTACCTCCTCAATCATTGGAAGCTTTTTTGCTGGGGTTACATCCACGATTTGAGATTCGCTCTGTTCTTCAAAAAGATTAGCGAAGTAACCCGACTCTTGTGGTTTTTGACCGGTTGAAGTGATTTGCTCTTGTTTCTTGCGGTTTGCAGCAACTTGTTTCTCGTTGTTTTGAACCCAAGAGAACCACTTAACCAACCAGATGCTTGGTGTATTCAACGAACTTGATTCGTTTGCAAAGTACCAGTCACCGAAATTTTGAATCATGGTTCTCAAGTCGATTTCAGGTAC